TGCAAGAACTGGGTGAGTTGCACCACTTGCTCCTTGAAACGGTTCTGTTCTATTTTCGTATTTGAAACCTAAAAGATCTAAACCTGTAATGTAGGCTTGTTCCCATTCTTTTCTTGAACCTTTATAGTCCATATAGTTTTGAACCATTTCGTTTCCGATTGGATCTAAAACATCATCAGGTAAAAGTTCTGCTAAATTATCAAAGTGAGATTCTGTTCCAGGTATGTTTACTGCGCCTGGTTCGTAGTCTAAAGTTACACCACCATCTTCTTCAGGGATAACTTCGATTGGTCCTTTTTCTTCTACTGGTTCCTGAACTGCAACATCTTGTATTTCTTCTTCTGAAGGAATCTCAAGTTTGTTTCTAGTGTTCGGGAGTCCTTTGTCTATTTCTGCCATATATTACTCCTATATGTTTCTAACACGGTTTTTAAGGGATAGCAACCCTTGTGAGTTTGGTCCTGACCCTGGTGGTGGACCTGAATCTACACCAGCTAATTTAGCAATACCACCACCTGCTAAAGGTTGTAAAGCTTCTGCACCTTGTGTTCCATATACTTGCTCATCGCCATATATTTCAGCTTGTTTAGATAAAGGCATTTGTTTTAACTCATCTCTGTAAGCTAATATATCTTTTGCTGACACATCACGACCCTCTGCTCTAAGTGCTTGTGCTAAATCTATCACGTTTGAAGTTTTTAATTGCATAATATCTGTAGGTAGTGTTGGAAACATATTTAAATTTAAATCTATCTGACTTGGTTGAGGTATAAACATACGACCATCCTCTGTAATTGTATCACCTGTGTTAAAACCTATTGTAGGTATTCCTTCCTCTTGATCTTTTAGTAATGCTTTTGCATAACCTGATTTAGCCATTTCTTTGTCAGCAATCTCTTGTCCTCTTTTGTCTATAAATTGAACTATGTCAGGATTAACATAATTTTTTTCTAATTCTTGTTCTGCTGCTTTTAGTTGTGCATTTGCATTTGCAATGGCTTCTGTTTGATCTCCTTCGTAACCAAATTCAGATCCTGTATTTAATGTCTCAAGATTTAATATTTGTTTTTTTAAAGAATTTACTTTAGCTTGACTGTTTCTAAGTTTATCTACGGCTAATTTTTGATCAGAAAATTTACCAAACTTTTCTGCTTCTATACCTGATCCAAAATCAGTTGCACCAAACGTAAATGAGTCTATAGATTTTAAAAGAGAATTAAATGGTGTTTCTCCTAATGCTGTTCTAAAAACAGATTCACCTGCCACAAAAGCAAGTTCTGGCAACACACCATATTTAGTGATAGCACGTAATACATTTTTACCTCCACTTAAAAGTTTTGCTGCGTCTTGTACTTGATCTGCTGTTTTAAATTTTCCTTCATTAATGTTTTTTGCACCACTTGCAATACAGTTATCAAGACTAGCAGTTCCAGTTTTATACCCTATTCTACCGCCATCCTTTTTGCCTTTACCAAACTCCACGGCACATGAACCATCACCAAATGATGCCAACAATGTTTGTATTTCACTTTGATTAAAAGTTTGTCCTTTAACTAAAACGTCAGACTGTAATGATTGTGTGCTTTTAATTAAATTATCAATCATATTTTGATCAGCAGGATTAAAAACATTTTTTTGTAATTCTTTAAAAATTTTATTTTTTTGAGATTTAGATAATTTTGTATCTCTGTTTAAAGAAGATAAAGCAGAGTTAACTCTTTGAGAAGCTATCTTTAAATTTTTAAAAGGATTTTTTGCAACACCATCTGTGTGTTCTATAGCATAAGGATTACCAAAATTATCAAACCCTGTTTGATATACCTCGGACATTAATTTACCGAAACTAATTTGTTTTTTTGGATTACGTGGATCTTCAACTTTAGTAGCAAGTAATTTATCATACTTATCTTTAGCTTGAAACACTTCATCAAATAATCCTGATGAACCTTTTCCTTTAGACCATTTTAAATTATCTGCATCAATAGATGTCATATCCCATTTTTGATTTGGCATGCTTGCATCTATAAAGTAAACGCTGTTTGGTTTTAAAACCCTAAAACCATTTTTGTTTTTAGGAAGAGTATCCCAGTTAATAGGTTTATTAGTTTTTTTATCGTAAAATTGTATTGTGCCTTCGCCTGTCTTATTTAATTGATGATAGTTAAAATTTCTAAGTGCATAATCAAATACATTTTTGTTTGCTCTGTTTGACAATTTAATATCAGAAGTCCAACTAATATTTCCTTTCATTCTGTAGTCAGCGTTTTCTAATATCTCACTTAAAGTTCTGCCTTCACCTTGTGTCCATAAATTACCTTGGTTAGCAAATTTTATCTGATCTATATTTTTATTATAAGAATCATTCATGTTTAGACCATCAATAATTCTAGCCTTACCTGCACCAGTAAGATCAGCAATTACTTTTCTTAAAAGACTTCCTTCTACTGTCATTGTCTTACTTAAATTTTTAGGAATTTTTAATTTAACGTCGTTATCTAACAAATAATCAAAAGCTTGACTAACTTTTGCAGCTTGTCCATTGATTCTAGTGTTTTTGTCAATATATTCTCTCCATGTTCTTGTATCTATATCTTTAAAAGGTGATAATTTTTTTTGAATATCCATCCACTCTGTGTATTTTAAAGTTTTACTAGCCTCATCGATTAACTTATCAGCTAACTCAAATTTTTTGTTACCAACGTTTATGACACCAAAACTTGGTGCTTGAGTTTCAAAAAATTTAACACCTGCATTTTTTAATTTTTGATTTTTTAACCAGGTTGCAAATTTAGGAGTTTTAGACATGTCTCCTTTTTCAAAATCATTCAATACCATTTTGTTAAATTTTTCAGTTAAAGAAGTCATTTCATTTGTCCAAGCTTCTTTTGTAATAGAACCTTTTGTTGGAACTGATTTATAAAATTTTTTCTGAGCAGCTACTGCTTCTTTTTTATTCGAAAAACGTATTGGCACATCATTTTCTCTTGCCCAATCGCTATAGTTAACACCTCCTCTTTCACCTGTTACTCTGTATTTATTATTGTCTGTTTTAGACACAGCATACCCAGGTCTACGACCATCAGCACTTGGTTGCACTAACATACCACCAAATGCTTTTTCTACTCGTGGGTTAGCTTTCATGAATCTATTTATAGCTTCTATCTCTTCAACGTCTTTTCTTTTTAGTGGGATAGGTGCTTTGCTTGCAGAAAAGACATTAGGAAGATCTGGATTAGCTTTTTTTGCCCGAGTCAGATACTTCATCATCTGTGCGTACTTTATCGGGTTCATTACTCTCCTAACATTCTTGCGATACCGCCTGATGCATAGTCATCGTAACTAGGATCGTAATCTCCTTGTCTTCTAATCACAGCATCTGATTGTGCTTCAGGATCTTCTGTTATAGCTCTAGCTTTGTCTTTTCTTTTTTTACTTTGTAAAATTTCTTTTATGGTAGGTTTTTTGCCTGTCGCATATTCTTTTAGTTTCGATACATCTGAATCAAGATCCTTGATACTTGTGCCACCAACTTCATCTACATCTAAACTAAAATCATCAGGGCCATCGACTCTTCCAACAGGACCTGACTCTGCTGTAGTAAATTCTGCTGCTGGATTTGGATCTCCTTCATCAGGTAATGGTTTTTTATATTCCATTTGCACTGTGTCCTCAAATGTATTTGTAGGACTATCGTATTCTACTCTTACAGCACCCTCATCAAGATCCTGTGTAACTCTTACGTTTGTACCACCACCAAGATCTTTTGAATGAACAATTTCTCGTTCTTTAGTTGCAAATTTTTTAGTAACATCGTCACCTTCGATAATAACTTTGTTAACCAAAGCGTCAAACCATTCTGGTTTACCTTTAACAGGAGCTGTTTGAATTATTGGAACTTTAGCTACACCTTTTGCAGTTTTAATTGGTTTTATAAATTTACCAATAATAGGCACAGCTGCAAGACCACCTAAAATTTTTAAGAAAGTTCTTCGACCCATATCTGGCCCGTCTTTGTAACCGATACGTCCACCTTCTGCTCGCATCTCTTGTCTATTTAATACTTGAAGTAATTCATCAACAGTTTCATCACCTCTTAATTTTCTGCCTAAAAATAATTCTGCTGCTTTGTAATTTATTTCGTTACGTGGTCCTTTAATTGTAGAAATTAATTCTGCTGCTCTTAGCCCTGCAGGCATGTCGGCAAAGTTTTCATACATACCATAACCACCACGACCACTCGTGTCTCTAGTTCTAATAAATTTTTCAAGATCTTTCTTTTCTAACTTTTCTAAAAATTTTAAATCAATCGGACCTTCTCTAAATCTTCTTTCGTCAAACTTTACTTTACCTTTTGGTTTAAACACATTTTGTAAAATTTTTAAAATACCTGAACCACCTTTTGAAAACCCTGCACGTCCGCCTGTTGCATTTAGCTTACGATCTTTTGATTGATCAAAAATAGGTCTAATGTCTTTATCAACGTCTATGTCTTTAAATTTATAACCACCTTCTTTTCTAGCTTTTTCCATAGCTTCTTTTAACATATTTAATTCTTTAGTTATTTTGTTTTTTTCAGTATTACCAACCATATCTTTTAGAAACTTTCTTTTAGATAAAAAATCTTTTAAATCATCGCCAGATTGTTTTACTTTAAATTTTTTCATAAACTCTAAGAACGCTTTACCTGCTTTAGAAGAACCACCTAAAAAATATCCTGCACGTCCGCCTTGTGCAAAGTCTTTCTTTTCTATATCTCCAAGTGCATCAAACGCTTCACCGTAAATATCTATTTGCTGTTTAGTATCCAAATCATAATAATCTAAACCTCTTTTGTTTGCTATCTCCTCTGCAACAATTTCTGCATTATATTTTTTATCTCCTTGTACAAATCCTGGTGATACATTATCAATTGCTTCTGAAACTAATTTTCTATTTTTAATCTTACCAATATTCTTTTTGTTCTCTGCCTCAATCATATTTTTTATA